CGCGGTCCCGTCGACGATGCCCGCGCAGGATTTACCCGAAGGCTCGCAACTTTCATTTCGCGCAACCTGCGAACAAAGCGCGGCATCGGTATCGGGCAAGTGAGGGCTACAGAGCCGACAGATCCACAGGGAGGGCCTAACTAGTGCGGCCAGATCGAGCCATAGCCGCTCACCTAGCGGCCAACGTCGCCGGCCTCACGCTCAATACTTCGAGTGTAAACGGTAACGTGAGTAGCAGCGACGTTCAAGAGGGCGAAGACCTGGGGGTGTACTGCGCTCTCTATGGCGGCAGGGCACCGCTGGCGCATCACGATGATACATTCATACGATGGCCGAACGTTAGAATAATCGTTCGCGCGGCTGTCGGCGGTCAGGGCGTAGCCCTTGACATGGCGGTCGCGATTAGAGATGCTATTCACCAGAGAACAGTGAGTGGATTCTTTGAAGCCAGGATCCGCGAATCTGCTCCAATGCCCCTCGGCAAGAACCGATCGGGCCAAAATGAATGGGAACAAACCGCCGAGCTTTGGGAATCGGCGACAACCTAGGATCGAACCATGGCAAGAACCGTTATCCCCGTACAGCCGATCCCTTATCAGGGAAGCATCACCGACATTACCTACCTTGCCGCTAGCGTGGCGAACGGGCACAGCCTGGTCAACGATGGCCGGACCTTCTTGGTAATCAAGAACGGCGGGGCCGGTGTGTCGACCGTGACCGTTGATTCGGTGGCCGATCAATTCGGCCGTGTTGGTGATGAGGTAGTGGCGATCGCCGCGGGCAAGGATGCGGTCCTGGGTCCGTTCCTGCCTCAGATCTGGAACCAAGCCGGGTCGGCGCTGGTCAACATCGATCTTGATGTGGACACTAGCGTCGAGATCGCCGCGTTCCAAGTACCCGCCGGCAAGTAGCCGACGCCTTCGATCGATATACTGAAACGACCTAGACAGGAGAAGCGACGATGGCTAAAATTCCAGGACGGCTAAGCCGGTTCCACGTCAGCGATGATGGCGGCTCAACCTATACGCTGGTTGGCTGTGTGACTGACATGAGCATGTCAGTCAGCGGTGGCGAGCACAACACGACCTGTCACGAGGACGGGCAGGATTCCACGTTCATCGCCGGCAAGCGTGATGGGACGCTGGATGCGACCCTGAATTGGGACGAAACCGACGCGGGTCAGATCATGATTCGCACCGCCGCCTATGGCACGCTCGATGGTCTCAAGGGTCGCTGGCGCCAGCAAGAGGGTAGCACCTTCCGCCAGTTCACCTCCGATTTGATTGTCACCGGCTACAACCCTAGTGGGCCCAACGATGACGTTGCCACCGTGGACGTTTCGTTCCGCTTGGCAAGCGCCATCACCGACACCGCTCAACCCTAAACCCGTACACTGATTAGACGGGCGGCTTCGGTCGCCCGTTTGCTAGTGCACAACCAAAGGCTGCAAACCCATGGCTAACAAATACCTAGGCGAAAAGATTATCGAGATCGGCGGCGACCTTCGTCACATCCGGTACGATATGAATGCCTGTGCCGTTCTCGAAGGCAATCTCGGCGACAAGCCGATTAGCGAGATCTTCAAAAGCACGAATGTCGGCATCAAAGTGATCCGCGAAGCGCTGCTCGTCGGTCTCCGACACAAGGGCAATCCCAAGCTGACCCGTAAAGAGGTTGGCGACTGGATGAGCGAAGACCCTGCCCGCCTTGGTAAATGGGGCGAAGCCATCGGCCAAGCCATCAACCTTGCCATGGGCGGCGAAGACGAGGAAACAGCGGAGGGCGCCGACGGCCCTTTGCCCGAGACGCCGACAGAGAGCGCGGCCTAGATTGGGGAGCGCTCCAAACGCTGGCCTATCAAATAGGGATAGGCTCGGAATTTTGGGCGATGACATTGCGCGAATTCCGCTGTGCGGTGGCAGGCTACCAGGCGAATCAAAAGCAAATGTTGCGGCTAGCAGCATGGCACGCCGCAAACGTTATGAACCCCCACACGAAGGCCAAGATCACGCCGAGAAAGTTGCTCGGTTCCGAAACAAGCTACGGATCGCGCGAGCACGAAGAATCAGCCATGCGCGAAGCCCAAGCATTGCGCGAGGGTAACGAATAGCCAGGGAGTAGAGAACAGTAATGTCGGCGGTATCACTAGGGACCCTCACGGTTCGACTGGAGGCCGCTACCGCCCAGTTCAATAGCTCCATGCAAGACTCTGCCGACCGTCTAGAACGGGTTGGGCAGAAGTTCAAGGCGCTATCCGCTGGCGCTGCTATCGGTGGCGCTGCGCTGACTGCGCTTGGTTTGGGCGCGTCGAAGATGGCGGCCGACTTCGAGTTGGCGATCACGACCGTTGGCGCGGTTACCGAGACTCTCGGCGCCGAAAGCGTTGAGACCTTCAACGCGCTTCGCGACGCATCGCTAGATGCGTCGGCAACCACGCAGTTTACTGCGATGGAGACCGCCAAGGCGCTGGAGCTTATGGGCCAAGCCGGCTTTGGTGCCGAGCGTGCGATCTCAGGGTTGCCCAACGTGCTCGACCTTGCGGCGGCTGCGACTATCGACCTAGGCACCGCCACCGATATTGCATCAGCCACACTCAAGGGCTTCGGCCTTGACGTTGAAGACGCGGTGCAATTCTCGAAGAACTTCGCGCGCGTTAACGATGTGCTGTTGAAGGCGTCGGTCTCGGCCAATGTTACGATCTTGGACTTGGGCGAGTCACTAAAATTCGTTGCGCCGATAGCTCGATCTGCGGGCTTCTCTCTCGAAGCGACTACCGCCATTATCGGCAAGCTAGGCGATGTGGGTCTCAAAGGGTCGCTAGGCGGTACCGCGCTCCGTGCGGCTATCTCGGCGCTGGTGAAGCCTTCGAGCGAAGCGCAGCGGGCGATGAAGAAACTGAAACTCAGTTTCCTCAAGGCCGATGGCTCGACCAAAGACTTCACCGAAGTATTGCGCGACCTGGCTCCCCATGCCGACAACACCGGCGCTATCCTCCAGATCTTTGGACGCATCGCGGGGCCCGGCATGGCCGCGCTTATCGCTCAAGGTGCGGGCTCGCTAGAGGATTTGGCGGTCAAGCTAAAGGACAGCGCCGGCACGGCCGCGCTAATTGCCAGCGCCAAAATGGACACCTTCAAGGGGTCTCTGTTGGTACTCGAATCTGTGATCGGTGTGGCCGGCATCGCGATCGGGGACCTTGTCAACGTCGCCCTGCGCCCACTGGTGAAGGCGCTAGCCTTCGTAGTGCAGCAATTCATTGAACTACCCGAGCCCGTCAAGGTTGGAGCGGTCGCCTTTGCCGCGCTGTCGGCGGCGATTATGCTAACTGTCGCAGCTGCTGGTGGCCTTTCCCTAGCCGCTCCGCTTCTCATAGGGGAAACTGGCGCCCTGACAATCGCCACGGGCTTAGCAGCTGGCGCCTTTGGGTGGCTGACTGCTTCGATCGCGTCTGCTGGCGCGGCTGTGGTGACCGCTGGCGGTGGGTTCGCTGCGGCGATCGTGGGCCTAGGCGGGGTGACCATCTCAGCCGGCACAGCTTCGGCAGCCTTTGGCGCGCTCGCATCTTCGATCGGCGCGCTCGCTATTGAAGCGCTGGCCACGGGGATCGCGGCGGTGGTTGCTGGCATCGCCTTCGTAGTGGATGGGCTTGTAGCCGTAGCGGTGGCCGTCAAGGGCGTCGTGATCGCATCGCTGCCCCTGCTGGGCACGATCGCCGCGATTGCTGCTGGCATCGCTGGCGCGGTTTTGATTGTCGCATCGCTCCGAGAGGTTTGGCTGTTCTTTGCCGGCGATGTAGGGCGGTGGTTGGGCAGAGTAGGCAGCGCCTTTGTAGGCGTTTTCGCATCGATCGGAAAGTTCTTTGCCGAACTTTGGCGAGACTTGATCAAGAAGTTGAAAGGCGATTTCGGCAGCGTGTTTGATTGGCTTGTGCGCTACACGCCGCTCGCGTTCTTTCAATCGGTCGAGGGTGTGCCTAGTCTATTTTCGCAGGTAGCTGACACCATCACCGGCGCCATTGGCGGCGCGTTTGCATTTGTTTGGGGGGACGGCACCACCACATTTGCGCGGCTGGTGATTTTTGTCGGCCTGCTGTTCAAGAACATAGGCGAAACGATAGTCGCGATATTTAAGGGGATCTTTGGGTGGATTGGTACCTCGATCGATTTCTGGGGTAAAAAGCTGGGCAAGCTAGGGAAGTCACTAGGGCTTGATCTCGGCGGCGGGCCAGCTGGCCCCGATGCTGGCGGTGCGGCTGGCGGTGTCGATTCCGACGCTATCGCCAAGGCCAAGGCCAAAGCCGACGCGCTAGCCAAGGCCACCGCCGACGCTATCGCAGCGCAGAAGAAAATGACTCTCAGCATGGGCCGACTAGGAGCGGCGGCGCGCGGTGCTTCTGATGGCGCATCTGCTGCCAGTGACAGCATGATCACCGCGGGGGAGATCACGGAAAAGGCCGCGCGCAAAGCCTACACGGCTCAGGTGAAAGCAGAGGAGAGAGCGCTAGCCAGTGCGCGCAAGCAAGAGCACCGTTTCGAGGTTGAGCACCTCCAGCGGGTGAGTGAGATCAACAAGGAAGCCCGCGAGAAAAAACAGGCTGATGAAGCGGCGCGGGCCGGCGAGATGGCCAAACAGGGCAATAAAGTGATCGGCGCGCTGGGCACGTTCGGCGATCTATTGAAGGGAGCCGTTGAAGGCTTCAAAGCCGGTGGCCCCATCGGTGCCTTGATCGCGGTTTTTGTAGAGCTGGCGCTCAAGACCGAAGGCTTCAAAGAGATAGTCTCGATATTTAATAATATTGTCGGCGAGGCGGTGGAGGCGGTCAATCCTTTGATCGCCGCGCTGGTACCGCTGGCGCAGCTGCTAGGGGATTTGGTAGGGGGGCTATTCAAACGCATCGGTGTGCTCTTTACCGCGCTAGGCAGGGCCCTGGGCGGTGTTGTGGGGTCACTAGCCGGCCTGGTGACCCCCCTGTTAGGCGCACTGTTCGAGCAACTTGACGCAACCATGGCGCCCATTGCGGCGCTATCCGAAGCCTTCAGCAGTATATCCGGAAGTATGATAGGGCTGGGTTTTATATTCGAAATATTTATGGCGGTGACCGAAGCGTTTTCCACAATCATAAAGATGGTCTCGTCGGTAATTATTGCGATAGCCCAGGCGATTGCCTGGGTTTGGAACGGCATCCTGGGGGCGATTCAATCGGTTCTAGAAGGGATTGCTAGCTTCGAGCTATTTGGCAAACGCCCGTTCTCCTTCTTGGATAGCTGGGCTGATAGCTTGGGCGAGGCCATGATCGACACAAAGGCCCTGTCGCAAGCCCAGAAAGACCTAAGGAAAGAGACCACCACTGCGACGGAGGAGGAGCAAGAAGCGCTACCCCTAGCCAAAAAGCTGGCCGATGGGATGGACGAAGTGGCCGATGTGGTAACCGACGCCGCTGCACAAATGTCGAATGTACCTAGCGGGTTCAAGCTGGGCCTCGCTCGATTCAACGCGATAGCCGACGGGCTAGACGGTTCGGGCGGAGCGGCTGACATTGGCGGCGGTGGCGGCGGGGCCGCGCTTGTTGGGGGCAGTGTAGTCGTTGAAAATGTCACCGTGGTTACCGACGATCCTAGCGAGCTATTCAGGACATTTGAGGAAATGACCCAGTGGGCCAACTTCACCCGCAAGGGCACCGGCCGCACAACGGGTAACCAGTTCTCGACGCCCCCCAACCGCAACGGGTTTCAGCGATGAGTTTCTTGACGCTAAACGGTTGGACTATTCCCGCGCTATCTGGGGCGGTTAGTCGGACCACGAAGCGCATCGGCGAAACGGCGCGCTCTTTTAACGGGCAGGCAATGCGGTCGGAGCGTGGCATCAAGGATAGCTGGCCAATGAGCACCAAGATCCAAACGCAGGCGAACAGCGATGCTTTGCGCGGCATGCTGCTGGGCCTTGGCGATAGTTGGAAGCTCAGCGAATCCCCGTTCACATCCGGCAAGGGCCTAGCCGAAACCGGCACCACCGTTGCGCCGTTCGAGCTTCACACCGCGGCCGGTGGGGGCGATCCCATCTACCAGTCTCGGAAATTCACCCAAGCCGTACGCCCGGCAGCGGCGACCACCAACATAGCCACCGATCGCGACTTCGACGGCAAATCCTTCGTAGTGACCGGCGCGACACAGGCCGATGACGCGGTCAACTTTATTAACGGCGCGGGGTCGCGCGAGATCACGTACACCATAACGGGCGGAACATCCACAGCGTATCGCGATGTGCTGGCATCGGGAGCCAGCGCGCCCGCGACAACCTACACGGGCGCGGTCTATATTCGCGGTAGCGGGTCCACCGCCATACTCAAGATGTTCCTACAGGAGAGCGGTGGGTCGCCTGGCTCGCTCGTTTTCGTGGCGTTGCGTGATGGTGAATGGCAAAGGATCGAGAATCTAGCCGTGACCACTGTTGGCGGCGGCACGCTAGAACTACACATCGAAGAGCAATCGGTAGACAGCCAAGCATCGTTTGCGGTCGATGGTATGCAGGTCGAGGCATTGGCCTACTCGACCACGTTTAGTGATGCTGCTGGCGCGCGCGCCACGGCACGTCTGCAATTCCCGGCCGGCATACTGGCGCGAGATACGGGCGGCCTAACGATCAACGTCTGGACACGAGGGCCCAACCTAGGGCAGCCCGGCGGCAGCGCTAACGCGCTTGTGTTTG